GCCGCTGACATTCTGCGCCGTGACCCGCACCTGGTTGGTGCCCGCCGTGCCGCCGACCGCGGCGTGGAAGATGACGCCGCCATTCTGGAAGCCGCTCGCCTGCGCGAAGCCGGCGCGGACGAAATCGCCCTGGCGCACGCCAGGGAGAGTGACGTCATAGGTCGCCGTCGCACCGGCAGCCAGCGCCGGGATGGTCCAGCCGGTATCGCTCACCGTGTATTCCCGCTTGCCCCAGGCGCGCGAGCCGCCATAGAGCACCCGCGGCGCATGCATCGCCGAGGTGTAGAGGCGAAGCGAGCGCAGCACCGCGCTCGCCGAGCTGCCGCGGATGCCGATCGCGGCGTATTGCGCGTCGCCGCTCAGCGTGACCCGTTGCAGCTTGTTGAGCGCCAGGCCGCCGGTAAGGCTGTCGAGATCCGCATTGCCTTCCCACCAGTAGGAGGGTGCACCCTGCATCACCGAATTCATGTTGGAGAAGAGCACGGAGCTGCCGGCGCCGAGCACATTCTCCGCACCGTCGAACTGCATCACCATCGGCCGCATGCCGCTGCCCTCGGCGGCGACGAAGAACTCCTTGCATTGGCTGCAATCGACGACGTAGGCCAGCGCCCGCGAAGTCGGGATGGTCACGTCATCGGCGTTCAACGTGAAGGCGTTGAGGCCGGGGAAGCAGAAACCGCCCAGGGTGGAGGGCGGGCCGGAGGGATTGCCGGAGAGCACCGCCAACTGGTCGAAACCCACGCCGTCGGTGATGGAGATGCCCTGGCGGAAGGCGAGCGGCCGCAGGTTCTCCGCCCCCGCCACCAGCCGCGGCGTGGCGATGGCCGCCGAAGCCTGATGCATCGGCACCACCGTCCCGCCTGCCCGGGTGGCGCCCTGGTACTGCACGGAGCAGCCGAGGAAGCCATAGGTGCCGACATAGGCGACTTCGTAGCGCGCATCGCTGAAGCCGCCGGTATGCCGGGCGACATGGGGCGAGCAGGCCTCCATCCGGACGCCGGTCGCACTCAGGCAGCGGCCATCCACCTCGACGAGGAAGGGGATGGCGTCCACCGCGCCCGGTGTCCCCTGGCGCTGCAGCTCGAAGGCCGGGCCGATGAAGAGATGCGAATTATGCAGCGTGTAGGCGCCGGGCGCGGCGGAAAGCCGGATGCCGAAGCGCGGCAGCGTCGGGTTGGTCGCGCTGGCGCAGGCGAAATGCCCGCCCTGGTGGCGAAGCGCGTTCATCCAGGCGCTCGCCGTCAGCGTCCGCAGATCGAGGCCGATGCGGTTGTCGATCAGGCGGCCGTAGCGCAGCTCGCTATCCTCGCAGCCGCGGGCGTCGCCCACCAGCTGCACGCCGATGGTGAAGCGCTCCGCCCGACGGATATCGACGAGGCTCGCATCGATGTTGCGGATGCGGATGCCGACATCGCCGTCATTCGACCAGTCGCTCTGCGCCGCGCGGATGACGGCGAGGCCGGTATAGGTCTTGGCCTGGTTGTTGGCCGCGCCGCCATCGCCGAGCGTCAGCGCCGGCACGCCGGCCGGGCCGGCATAGAGGATGGTGCCGCGCATGACGAGGCCCGCCGCAGCGCCCGGCAGAGTGAGGGACAAGCTGGTACGGAAGACGCCCTCGCCAATCTCGAGCAGCTTGCCGCTGGCCGCCGCCGCCGTCATCGCCGCCTGCAGGGCCGGGCCGTCATCCGTCGCACCGTTGCCGGTCGCGCCGAAATCCCGCGCGGTGAGGCGCTCGGCCAGCTTGTCCTCCACCGTGCGCGGCACGCCACCGGGGAAGCCGATGGTGAGCAGCCCCTCGCCACGGCCGAAGGTGGCGACATTGCCGAGGCTGTCGAAGCCGAGCAGCCGGTTGGCCCGCGCCCCGCGCAGCGGCAGCGCCGTCGACCCGGTCTCCGAAGGGTCGAGATGCAGCGCGTTGCCGAGGCCGTCCTTCACCTCCTGCAATACGGCGACCTGGTAGTCCAGCTCGTCGTTCAGCGTACGGGCGCGGAGGATGCCGTTCGACTGGAAATCCGTCGTGCGCGCCACCACCATGTCGCGGCGGAGCGTGACCTTGGTACCGCCGCGCGGTGGCTGGTCGAAGACCACGCTGCCGCCCTCGCTGGCGCCGGCATTGGTGACGACGAAGCCGCCGCCCTGCGGCACGCCGTCCAGCCGCACCTCGATATTCGCCGCCGTGAAGACCGGGAAGGGGTAGGTGAAGCCGGTCTGCACGCCATCCGCCAGGTACTGCACCCGCGGCGCGACATCGCCGATCCTGATATGGTCGTCCATGCTCCGCTCCTAATCCAACAGGTTCCTGGCGATGCCGCCGAAGCCGCGGCCGATGGTGGCGATGCCACGGCCGGAGCCCAGCAGCGCCGTCACCGTGCCGTCCGGGTTCAAGAGGCTGCTGCGACCATCGGCGAGGCGGGCGCGCAGCGTCGCGTTATCCGCCCCCTGCGCCGCCGCGGCCTCATGGGCGAGGCCGCCGGTGACGGCGGCGGCCGAGCCGCCATCCGGCGAGACGCCGGCCGCAGCGAGGCGCGCACGGGCGGAGGCGACGGCATGCGCCAGCACCGTCTGCCGTTGCAGCGCCGCCTCCTGCGCCTGGGCCAGCAGCACCTGCTGCTGCGCCGTCTCCTGCGAGGCATTGATCTGCGCCTGGGCCTTGTTCGTGGCGTTCTGCGCCCGGGCCTGGCGGACTTGGCCGTAGATCGTCGCGCCGGCGCCGAGCACGGTGGCGAGCGAAGTCAGTGCGCCCATCAGTCGGTCATCCTCGTATCGGTGGTGACGGAAAGCAGCGTCATCGGCAGCGGCGTATCGTCCTCGATGCGCCAGAGCGGCTGCATCGCATCGCTCCGCCAGCCGAGGGCGCGCAGCCGCACATCGCCGGTGAAGGGCGCGGGCGGCGCGTCGAGCATCGGCGTGTCGAGCCGGCGGAAGGGCACCGGCCGCGCGCCGCGGCCGAGATCGACCGCGAGCGCCGTCGTCTCCAGCAGCCGGAAGGTAACGGCGACGAGGCGGATCGGCGCCGCGCGGACGCCGATCGCCGTGGTGAGTTCGAAGGGCAGCGGCTCGATCACATGGGTGAAGGCAAAGCCGATCTGCGCATTGAAGGCCGGCGGATCGAGGGTGACGCCGCCGTTCTGCACGACCGCAGCCTCGCGCGGCGCTCCCTCCGCCACCACGCCGACCGCCTGGCCTTCGAGATGGGCGAGGCCGGACCACCTATCCTCCGGCGCCGCAGCCATGCCGGTCAGCGCCGCATCGAGGCCGAGCGCATCGTCGAAACGCTCGAGCCGGATCGTCCCCGCGCGCTGCACCGCGGCCCAGACCGTGCCCTCGATCTCGGCCAGGGCGAGGAAGGCGCCGGCCGTCTCCTGCCGCGTCCAGGCGGTGACCTGCTCCGCCCGGTAGAGCGTCAGCGTCGCCAACCCGCCATCCGCCATCACCACATGCAGCAGCCGGCGGCGCTGATCGTAGCACAGGGAGACCGGGTCCTGGATCAGGTGCTGCGCGGCCAGGCCGAGGTCGTTCGCCTGATAGAGCTGCTGCAGGTCGGTATAAGTGAACTCGAAGATGCCCCGCCCGCTGCGGCTGGCGAAGATGGTGGAGCCATCGACATCCACCGGCGGCACCATGCGCGCGACGATGGAGCCGACCCGCGTCTGCCGGTCGAGCTGGATGCTGCCCGGCGTCAGCGGCGCGCCGCTCACCATCCATTCCGTACTCGAGGTGAAGACCTGGAGATGCTGGCCGGAGAAGACGGCGCGGATCGCATTCACCTGGTCGGAGAAAAGGCCGAATTCGATCGCCTGGTCATCGAGCCCGGTGCCGGTGTCGAAGTTGAACAGATCCCCCGTGCAGGACAGCCAGAGCCGGTTCGGCAGGTCGCGCGAGCCGCCCAGAACCAGCCGATCCTGATGGAAGCAGAGCGCCACCGGCCAGCCATGCGCCGGCGAGAAGGCCGCCTCGTCCCAATCGGCCGTCGCGGCGGTGCCGGCGAGCGCCTCCTCCACCACCGCATTCGCCTGGGTCGGCGAGACGATGCTGCTCACCACCAGCCGCTTGCCGGCGATGCGAAAGCGCACGCCCGCATGCCCCGCGGCGAAGACGGCAGCCGAGGCGGTGAGGCCGATGCTGCCCGTCGTCCCGCTCGGCGTCAGCGTCACATCGAGGGAGGCGAAACGGTGGAAGGGCTCGCGCCGGAAGGTCCAGGGAACGATCGTCCAGGCCACATGGCTGGTCCGCGTCACCCGCTGCGGCGGCAGGTCAGGATGGCAGATCAGCAAGGTATCGGCGCTCTGGGTGAAGGCGAGCTGCGGCAGCATCGCCCCGGTCCAGGGCGCCGGGACCTGTGCCACCTGGCCGTCATCGATGAAGACGCCGAGCAGCCCATCCGTCAGCACCAGCAGATAGGTCTGCTCCGTGTTGAACTCGAAAGCGACGAGCCGGGCGGGCCCGGGCAGCATCGCCACATGGCGGAGGCCGGGCCGGCGCGTGACGCCGCCGGTCGGCTGGATGAAGACGTTCCGAAGCCGTCGCGCGCCATTCGCATAGGCGCGCAGGTCCGGCCGGCCGAGCAGCGTGGGCGCCACCTCGCCGGCGGTGAAGCTGGTCTTCAGCGTGCGGGCCTGGGCCATGCTCAGCCCCGCACCGTGATGAGCGGGAAGTCCTCGATCGCACGCGGCGTCGCTTGCTGGCTGTCGGCCCGGCGGGCATTGCGCAACTCGGTATCCGCCTGCGCCAGCAGCAGCTGGGCACGCGACGTGTTCTCGGTGAGCGGAATGCAGAATTCGGCGGCCAGGCGCGCGGCGAGCGCAGCGGCGAAGAAGGCCGGGAAGGCGCCCTCATCCGGGCGGAAGACATAGCTGAGGACGACCTGCGGCGCGTTGCAGTGCAGCCGGTCCTCGAACAGCCGGTAGGCAAGGCCGCGGCCGCTCTGCGGCACGCCGGCCGAGAGCACGCGCAGGAAGCCGGCGGGCAGCTGGAAGGCATGCTGGAAATCGGCAACCGGCGCCGCCGCCAGCCGCGGCAGGCTGGCCTGGCCGGTGGCGAAGCTCCAGGGATGCGCGGCGAGCAGCGCATCGCGCGTGCCGGCATAGAGGTTGGCCGCCACCTCGGCCTCGGCGGTGCCTTCGTCGAGCGAGGCGATCGGCTGCGCGCCGATCTTCAGCAGCGCGCGCGTGCAGAGCGCTAGGGCGGAGAGGGCCATCGGGACGGGGACTCCGGCGGTGAGGAAGGAAGGGCCCCCACCCCGCAGGCGCGGGGTGGGGCGGAGGCTGCGTTATTCCTTGCAGCGCATCCGGACGATGCCGGCATTGTCGACCAGCACGGCGCCCTGGCTCATCATCGTGTTGACGAAATGCGCCGCGCGGTCGCCATGCCAGGTGACGTCGGTGGAGATCTCCGCCGCCGCGGCATGGCCGACCGCCGTCTTGTGGAAGAAGTAGCAGTAGCGCAGCGCGCCGTTCTTGGTCAGGCCGCTATGCGGCATCCAGGTCGCGCCGAGCCAGCGCTTCGCCTGCGTGCCTTTCCAGGGCAGTTCGTCCGGACCCATATACTGGGTGTTGGCGAATTCCTGGATGGTCAGCAGCTCGCTCCACTGCTTCCAGCCGACGACGGCGAAGCGGTTGCCGTCATCCGGCACATCCGCATTGCCGAGCGCCTGGAAGGCGAGCAGCACCTTGGCGCGCGTCATGCCGTCATTGTCGGTCTCGCCGGTATTGGCGCCGATCGCCTCGTTGGTGGCGGAGTCGAGGGCCGAGATGATCAGTTCATCGGTCTTGCGGCCGAGGGCGTAGGCGCCGGCATTCGCCACCACCGCGCGCTCGTCGATGTTGGTCTTGAGCTCGTCCATCCGGTCGACCCAGTCGCCGGCGTAGTAGTCCTGCAGGAAGCACTCGACATTGGTGTGGTCGATGTTCATCACCGGCACGACGCCGTTGCGCGCCTTGGCGGCGGCGGTGCCGCGGCCGACCTTCTGGAAGACGGTGGAGGCGCCGCGCACCTCGGACTTGCTGCGCACCAGCGGGCGCAGCTTGCTGCCCTGGCGCTGATAGGCTTCCTGAACCTCGGCTTCGTACTGCTTGATGAAGGCCTGGTCGATGGAGCTGGACATGGTCTGCCCTTCGCTTGGGGGTCCTGGGGAAGGCCATGGCGCGGCGGTTTGCCCCGCTTGCGGGACCGCCAGCCACGGCACGGCACGCCGCGGCTCCGCCCGCGCGGGGCGGGCAGGGTTGTTCGCGGCGGAAAGGGTTCGGGCCTTACTGGCCGACGAGGCGGCGGAAGCCCTCGGTCACGCGGGTGACGAAGGCCGGCTCGCGCGTCCGCCAGTAGCGCGGGTCGCGCATCATGGCGCGCAGCTCGACCTCGCTCTCGCCGGGCGGCGTCACGCCGTCGCGGGCGAGGCCGGGCTCGCCGCCCTGCATCATCCGCTCGAGCGCGAGCACGCCCTCGGCGGTGGAGGAGAGCGCGGCATAGACCGGCGCCGGCAGCTTCGCCTTGCCCCAGGCCGAGAGTTGCGCGGCCATGGCCTTGAAGCGCTCCTCGCTGCCGTAATGCGCGGCGAGCTTCTCGCGCTGGCGATTGGCCTCGAACTCCGCGGCCGCCTCGGCGATCAGCGGCAGCAGCCGCTCGGCCGCCAGCTCATAGACGAGCTGCGCCTGGCCTTGGGTGAAATGCGCGGCGTGCAGCCGGCCGTTCAGCTCCGCATCGGCACAGCAGAGGTCGTGCGGCGGGGTGATCTCATAGCCATCGGGCGCGTCGGGGATGCCCATCGTCTGGCGGAAGCGCAGGAGGTCCTCCGGCGCCGCATCCTGGCCGGGCGGGCCGGCGCGCTGGGAGAGGCGGCGCTCCAGCTCGCGGTAGGATTTCAGCAGCGCCTCGGTGCGCAGCGTGCCGGTCTCGGCATCCCAGAATTTCTCCGGCACATCGGCCGGGCGCGGCGCGGCGCCATCGGCCTCGGCGGGCTGCAACAGATCCTCGGGCATTCTCGGGTCACTCCCGGTTGGAGGGGGTTGGGATCGGCGCCAGCACCTCGGCCGGGGCGCCGAGGGTGCGGGCCAGCCAGCGCGTGGCCGCCGCGGCATCGATCTGCCGCGCGGCCTCGCCGCCGAGCTGGCCGACCGCCTGGAGGAAGAGCAGCGTGTTCGCCGCGTCGGCCCGGCCCTGGATGCGGGCGAGCGGGCTCTCGTAGCGCAGCGCCACCTCGCGCCCGTCGAGCAGCAGGGGCGGGATCTCGCCGCGCCGGCCGAGGATGCCGAGGCAGCGGGTGACGAGCGGCGTCAGCAGCTCGGTCTGCAAGCGGCCATAGGTGGCGCCGAGCAGCCGCGCGGTCTGGGCGCTGCGCTCCAGCACCTCGGTCGCCGTCATCGCGCCGGCCTGCATGGTGCCGAGCCGGTCGGCCAGCAGCGCGCCGCGGATGCGCGTCCGTAGGTCCTGCAGCACCAGCTGCGACACGTCGAAATTCCCCGGCGCCGCCAGCGGCGTCAGCCCGGTGCTGCCCGGGGCGCGGGGGATGATGGCACCGGGGACGAGCTTCACCGTCGCCGGGTTCAGCACGCCGTCATCCTCGGCCTGCCAGATGCCGGTCGCGGCGATGGAGGCGTTCTTCAGCACCAGCTCCACCACCTTGTTGGCGGTGCGGATATCCGGCAGGGCCTTCATCACCGGCCCGCGGCCATAGAGCTCGCCCGGCACCTTCAGCCAGCGGAAGGCGATGCAGGGGCTCTCATGGAAGCGCCCCTTGGCCAGCAGCATCGGCCGTCCGGGATCGGCGGTGAGGATGGCGGCATAGCCCGTGCCGCCCCGCTCGGCCCAGAGCGCCTCGAGCAGCGGCAGCGGCGCAGCATCGCTGCCCGCCCGCTCCAGCTCCGGCGGTGCCTCGGGGAAGCGGGCGCGGAGCTGGCCCGGCGTCAGCCGCGCCTGGCGGTAGACGGTATCGAGCCGGCCATCCGGCCCTTCCTCCAGCACCGCGCTCCTGAGCGGCAGGGCGGCGAAGCGAAAGGCCGAGGCCTCGCCGAGCGGGGCCTCCTCCACCAGCAGCACGCCGGTGCCGGTGACGACCAGCTCGACGAAGGCCTGGTGCATCTCCACGGCGAAGTTGGAGCGGTCGAAATGCCCCTGCAACGCGGCGGCCGCATCCTCCAGCGCCTCGGCCATGGCGCGGCCAGCTTCACCCTCGGCCAGGGGCCGGGCGGGGGACAGGCCGAACCAGCGCGACCAGGGCGGGGTCAGCTCGGCGAGCAGCGAGGCGGCGAGCTGCTCCGCCGCATCCGCCGCCGTCGCATCGAACAGGGCGCCGCCCTGGCCGATGGGGGGCAGCACATGGGCGTAGCAATCCTGCCAGACCGGCTCCAGCGGGCGGCGGCGGTCGAGCGCGGCCTGGTGGCGGGCGAGGATCTCCTCGGCGGTCATCGGCGCTACTCCCCGAGCAGGGATTTGCGGGCCACCGCCGGCAGCGGCGCCAGCACGCCGCGGTCGGAGGTGGCGATGGTGCCCTCCAGCCCGCGGCGCGAGCGGGCCCGCGACTCGCCCTCCGCAGCCTGCTGGGCCTGGACTGGGGTCGGCGTCTCGGCCGCCGGCGCGGGCGCCGGGGGCGGCGCGACGATCACCGGCTTCGGGGCACGGAACAGGCCACCCATGCGCGTCACCTCGGGTTTTGGGATGGAGGGCGATCCGTGCCCAGAAAAAGCCCGCGGGCCCGGTCTGGTGGACCGGGCCCGCGGCAGTCGGGAGGATCGGGAGGAGGCCAGCGGGCGCAACTCGCCCGTTGACGAGGGATGTTCTACGTCGAAGCCGGCGCGGCAG